TCACTTTTCTCTTTCCATCTTCAACACCTCATAAAATGTCCCCCGTCCAAGCCCATCCGACGGCAATTCCTGTTCCTTAGCCAGCGTCTTCAGCTTTCGAAGTATCTGGTCAGAAGCCGGTTTATCCGACGTCCCATAACGCCCATCAGTCTCCTCAACCAGAAGCTGAACCAGCAGCCAGCAGAGTCGGGCAGTATTCTCCCGTGCTTTGTCGCGCTTATGCATTCCACGCAGGGAAGGTTGTGTTGAAGCCGTGAGATCCGGTAGTGCGTCGTCGCCGAGCGTCTTCAGCCACTTGCGGCCACGGCTATTACGCGACAGTTTCATCACCGCCTTCAGGCTACGGTCTTTTACTTCTGACGGCGTCAGTTCGTCATCAATAAGCCGCCAGGCCAGGGCAAACATCTCATCGGCATAGAACATGCGCTTGTTCGCCGGGGCACTGACCATGCCTGTTGCCTTAATGGTCCGGCTGATGGCGTCGTGCAGGATACGGTAGTTTTCCTGATGTTCTTCCGGCAGGGCGTTTGCAGGTTGGGAAGCATCGAGGCCTAGAAGCAGAAGGGCGAGATGCCGCGCTTCCAGAAGCGGCATATCACATTCCCGTTCAAACAGATTCTGACGAATGGGACTGGTCACATTATTCTCCTTCCACGATTTGCAGCGGTTCTTCTGCACCGAGCAGCGCCTGCCGTCTGGCGGCATCAACGTAGTTTCCCCACCACTGCATCAGCGGTCGCCTTTGTTCCAGATAGTCGCTGCGGTTGTAGGCCGCTTCGATCTCGTCTTCTTTCTGGTGTGCCAGCACAGATTCCAGGACTTCACGGGGAAAATGACCTGCGCCTGCGGTCCTGGCGGCTGCGCATGCCGTGGGCGACCAGTTCGCCGCCGAACCCCATGCGGATAAGCGCGGCGTTCGCGGTCTGCTGGTGCATATGCTCCAGTGGTTTGCGGATGCTGGGGAAGACCCACGGACGATGGCGGCTGACGGGCTCCATGATCTGAAGAACGCGCAGCGCCTGTTTGCTAAGCGGCACCGTGTGCGAACGGTTCATCTTCATAAAGGTATCGGGGATGCGCCATTCTGCTTTTTTCATGTCGATGTCGCACCAGCGGGCGCTGACGGCCTCGCCGGGGCGAACCCAGGTCAGTAGCTCCCATTCGATAAGGCAGCGGGTTTCCTTGCGGATAGAAGCGTTCTGTAGCGCCAGCATTAGCCTGCCCAGTTCACTGGGGTGAAGGGCGGGCATGTTCTGCTTTTTTGGTTTCTTGAAGCGGGCGACCAGGTTGTCAGCCGGATTGAATTCGATGAGCTCTTCGGAGATGGCAAAACGGAAGATTTCATTAAGCCGTGAGATGACTCGCCGCAGCGTTTCGAGGATGCCCTGTTCTTCCAGCGGGGTGAGGTGTTCCTTGAGCATCTTCGGGCGGATCTCGGTAACGGGTGTGTTACCCAGAGAGGGGAAGACGTGCATCTCCAGCGAGCGCCAGACATCTTTGGCGTGATCTTCGCTAAGATCGCTGGTCCGTTTCTTCTCTTTGAGCCACTGTTCCGCAACTTTTTCCAGCGTGCATTCATTCTGGATGCGTTTTTCTTCAGCTATTCCTGCTAAGTGTTGACGGGGATCGATGCCCTGATAGAGCAGTCGTCTGTATTTCGTGCGAGTTTCGCGAGCCATGGCCAGTGTAACGACCGGGTAAGGGCCAAGGCTGGTTTTGGTGCGCTTTTTGGTGACGGGATGATAATACTCGAAATGCCAGGCCTTCCTCCCTGAAGTCTTAACCAGCAAGTACAGGCCTTCACCGTCCCGTAGCTCATAGTCTGTGCTACGGGGCTTCGCGCCAGCGATCTCCACATTTGTTAAGGGTTTCAGTTGGTTAGGCATGTTTTAGCACCACGCTTTTTTAGCCCCACGATACCGTGGTGCTAAACATGGTGCCAAAAGCTCAAGATTCATACAGAGATCATGACCACACATGCAACAAAAAAGCCTGCAACTCATTGAAGTTACAGGCTTTTTTAAGGTTCATGATGCATCATGAATGAATGTTTGGTGGAGCTGGCGGGAGTTGAACCCGCGTCCGAAATTTATTATCTCATTGATTATAAATAATTTATTAAAAAGTGACTTTACTGCGGCTCTTTTACGGCGCTTTTTCTGTCCGGGGGGAGTCGTCTAGCTCATAGCATTTTTAATGATAGGTGCTTTTACCTTAGTTGGATCATCGGTTTTAAAGACCTTCAATCGTTTACTGAAGAACATCACTTCTGAGCCCTTATATCGATCTTGAGCACTGTAGTTTATTCCATACACTAATGATGATGCCTTATACATACTTTGGATCTCAGGAGTGTTATCGTAAGAAACAATCCATGGTGTTTTAATATCATTCTGCACTACTTTTGCAACATTAACATGGTCACTATGTTCATAATGATTGATATATAATCCCTTACCTTTTATGTAATATGGCGGATCTAAATATGTTAATGATTTCTTAGGCAATTGAACAACTATCTTTTTTATGAAATCAATTGCATCCATGTTATACAAATCTATTCTTTCACGGTTTTTTGATATTTTCTGAATCCGAGAAATTAAATCGTTCTTGTTATAGCGAGCATCAAGTTTCCATTGCCCCTCTTGATTTTTACCACCAATCACACCGCCTTTTAATATTCCAGAACGATTTGTTCTATTAAGAAAAAAGGTAGAAAAACCAATTGCTAGCGTATCATGGTCTTTTGGATTATTAATTATTTCTTTCTGTTTGAACCACTCATCCATTGTGACTTCAGTTTCTTCAATTAAAGCACATAGATGATCTGCGTTATTTAATACACTGTGCCAAAAAGCATAAACAGAGATATTAATATCATTAAGAATGATTTTTTCAGCTACATTTAAGTGTAAAAGCTTCAGCGCTAAACCAGCCCCCCCAGCATACGGCTCTGCATAATGTATAGGCGAAAGCTTATTATCTTCAATAATCCGAAGCATGAAATTTGAAAGCTTGCCTTTGCCGCCAGGATAACGAAGTGGGGTGTTAAAACGCATATGATACCTCTAAATGTCAGGTCTAAAGTATATCAAAAAAAGGGCTTTATGGCCATCATATAAAGCCCTTTTCAATCAATTAGTTGCCAGACAGATAGGAAGTGATAGTAGCAGAGTCAACGCCATGTCCATTTGTCATAATAATTTTAAGATTTTTGATTAATTGATGCTTGAAATTATCGGATTCCACGGGGTGTTTCTCGACCCAATATCTATAGGGATTATCTTTAACTCGCCCTTTTACTTGTGCTAGGAACTCAGGCGTATGGACAAAATCTTTAAATAGTTTTCTAACTACGCCGCCATAGTTTTTGTTTGATTTTTTATAGTTCTCTATAGAATGTTGTAAATCAATAGGATGGTTACCTATTTTTAGCGTTGTAATTATGTCTTTTGTTATTTTCATAAATACTGCTTTTGTAAACCTATTTTTATTGTTCCAATATGTATCATCTGGAGGTAAGTTATATAAGAATTCAAAAATCATTTGATCCGGGGGAAGAATGCTTGGAAGTAAGCATAAGCTTCTCTCTTTTTTCGCTTTTTTAGCATTGTCACTGTTATCGAGAGCAACATCACCGTCTAAGACAACTAGGCTTTTAATAGTAAATTCAGGGATTTTTCTAGCAATTAAATCTAGGATGGCAGTACAGCTAATATTTATATTCCCTAATGGGTTCAATATTCTGTTTATTCTTCTATCAATTATCAATTGTTTGAAAAAATCGAAACCTTCTTTATCTTCAAAATATACGTTGGCTTTTGGAAGGCTGATCTCATCATTTATTTTTACAGTTTCAACATGCAAATCAGCATTGATATCGGCCCATGATAGATTGTCTTTTGTTTTAATATCACCATAAGTATCTGTTAGATATATTGTTTTAAATCCGGTGGCATCTTGTTTGGAACGATTGAAAATATCTTCAATTATTAATGGTGAGTGAGAAGTCATGATTATTTGCAAGTCATATTTTTTAGCTGCTTTAGCTAGAATGTTAATTAATTCTAACTGAGCAGCAGGGAAAAGACCTGCGTCCGCTTCATCAATTAATAGAATACCTCCATGATAATCGGCATAAAGTTCTTTTAGCCTTTTAAATGAAAATATTGCTTGAATTAATTGCCCTACATTATCCTCACCAACAGAAACTGATTGGTGGTCATAATTATCGCCATGTACGACCATTGAATCGATCGTCCCTTTCGTGGCTGTTACTGAGCACCCATCATTCTTAAGTAAGAGTTGATTGCTCATTATTCTTATATCATCTGAGTTTTCATTGATATACTGAACATCCCTTGTTGAATAATCAGTCCGGAGAGTAATAGGGAGAAGTCTGGCTAAGCTTAGAAAAATAACTGGATGGGTGACGTTTCTACTTTGGTTTTTCCCCGGTATGGAATCATTGCCCCTGACTATCGGCCTTGATTTATCCCTGTCACTGGAGCTGTATAGACCCAATGTTAGCTTTTCAAGATGTTTGTTAGATGCGCCATCATAAACACTAATCCTAACTTCCATTGAACCGGCTGTATCAAATTGTTCTGAAAGTCTGAAATGTTCACTGAAAGCTGACTTGAAGGTGCCATTAGTTAATGTCTTAAATTGTGTTAAATCAACCTCGGGGTTCTTAGACAGATCTTTTGTAAAACTAAAAATTTGGGCGATAATACCAAGAATTGTTGATTTAGATGTGCCGTTTTTACCACAAATAACAGTTAGACGCGAACCAAATTCTATATTTATATTTTTTAGTCCGCGAAATTTTACAACGTTTATTTTTTTTAGTTTAGTTATTGGATTTGCCATGTTTGTACCTTGTTCCATGAAATGGCCACAAATTGCGGCCAATAATTCAGACATGGATTATATTTTTATCTTCTTCAGGCTTGTTTGTCCATCATATTCCTTCAGATATGAGCCGTAGTGACGGAAAAGCATATCTGGGCCTTTATGTCCCATTTGAGTCGCAAGCCAGAACAAGTTTGTTCCCCGACTGATATGGCTTGTGGCGAATGTATGCCTGGTTTGATATGGGTTTCTGTACCGAATACCTGCTTTTCGCAATGTTGGCACCCATGCTTTTTTCCTGATTGCATCAGCACTTGCCCAAGGCTTATTGGTCTTTGGATCTTCAAAGACAGTAGCGTCCTTCATGAAGGTGAAAGGTTTCTGATTTATCAGAGCCAACATTGCCTCGTCTGTCAGTTCAACTTTACGGGTACCTGATTTTGTCTTTGTCCCTTTGATAACGCCGACAACACTTGCGATCTGAACATGGGCAGTTTTTTCAACAAAGTCGATATCACGCCATCGAAGGGCACATAATTCAGAACTACGCAGGCCTGTATGTATGGCGAACCGGAACAGATTTTCCCATTGTTTGTTTCCGGCGGCTGCTAGTAATGCATCAACTTCTGCTGGTAATAGTGGATCAACCACGTAGCTGCTTTCTGCTTCTGACTTATCACTTTGGTAGCGTGAAGCAGTTACTAACGATACGGGGTTAATTTGAAGTACACCATCAGTCACGGCTTCATCAAGTGCTGACCGCAGGAAAGATAGCTGGTTGCGAATAGTTTTTAAGGTCGTTTTCTGGCTTTGAATCCACGCTTTCAGGGTTGCTGGTGTTAATTCACTTGCAGGGCAAATGTGAAGCGAGGCTAACGCACTACGGCATTTTTTATAACCACCAATCGTGGATGGTGAAAGTTTTCTCGTTTCGCAGATTTCAAGGTATTCGTCCAGGTACATTTTTACCGTTTTGCCTGCGGCAGCATTACCAAAAATTTTCAAACGAGCAGAATGGGGAAAATATTCCGCATAAATGAATGTTCCCCTTTCGATCTTATTATGAATTTCGCCGAGTGTACGCTCGGCGTATTTAATGTTCTTTGGTGTTACTTCCAGATTGGAAAGAGGCTCACGACATTTAACTCCTTTGTAGGTGAAAGTTATATTGATCGTTTCGCCCTGGCGGTGTTTCCTGATTGTTACGCCGCGCGGTAGTTTGAGCAGTTTTGTCTGGCCCATTTTGCAACCTCACTAAGATCAATCCACCTCTCCTTAACGCCTTCAACCTTTAAAACCTGAATGCCCTCACGCCAAACACCGCGTTGTACACGTTTGTTTATTGCTTCAGGAGTTTCGCCAGTTTCTTTGCAATAAGTTGAGATAGGAACACAATCGAGGTTCAGCATATGTTTCTCCATTATCCCGTCTGCACACGGGAAAAGCATTATTAACTAATAGTTTCTCTACTTTGAAGTACTGCAAATGCCATTAATACTTCTAAAGTATATCGTCTATAAAACTTAACAAATCCAACATAGAAAACATAGGTGAATAAAAAGCTAAGTGTCATAGAAAGTAAACTATAAATGAAATTGCTTTCAGTAAAAAAGCGATAAATAAATGTTGGAACCGATATCCAAAATGAAATTATAAATACTAAGCATATATTTCTGCAAAAACCATATAATGCGACATAGTTTTGAATTTTTGTTTGATGCTGTTTTGAAAACTCATAAACATAATGATATGCCAATCTGAAAAGATCGTCATGAAGCCCCGCTTCATCTTTTAATAGTTTACTATTTGTTATGAATTTTTTCTCATAACCTTCTTTGATCATTAACCATGTTGTATTAGCCAAATGAAATGGCAAGGATTGAGAATAACATAGTCTTTGTGTTAAATAATCCCATAGTGTTATAGGGTATAATATTGAGTTGATTATACGGTTCTTTATTTTTGTTTTTTTATCGGGATTTAGTTCATCACATGAAGGGCAACAGACTTTTTCTGAAGTGTCTGTCAGTTTGTTAAACAGATATATTGAAGGATATCCTAATTTTTTATTCATGTATTTTTCGATAAAAAATGCTGACGTGATAGAGATAAAATGTCCAGCTATGTAAGTTATGATAACTATTGAAGCGTAGTTTAAAATGCCAAAAATTTGACTTTGACCTCTGAGTAGTTCACGTAAGTCAATAAGAATATCTAAATCGAATATTAAACCACAGAAATATATTAACAGAATAAAAAAACCACCAGGTATTAAATATCCAAGAAAGTCATAAAATGAGAATGGATTTTGATTCATTGTTGCTCTCCAATAATTTTTCAAATTATAATATAACCCATATCCATATGTTAATAAATTGTTTTTGTGTTCTTTTAAGTTAGAGCTGGAATTTGTTTGTGCTAATGTTTACAACTCAGTTAACTCTTTAAAACGTTCCATAAACATGCCGAAAGCCTGACCGGGGCGAAGGGGGGAGATTTCGAATAAATCTGTCGGGGGGATACCTTCCAGTATTACCCAGGGAATACTGTCATCAATATCCAGATCGCGGCGTTCAGTTGCCAGCATGGTCAGATCTGCATACTTCACTACGCTGGCTTCTTCCAGTGGCAAGCCAAACTTAAAGCGGATCAGTTGATCGGTACGTTTCTCAATCTCGCGATAATCAGGCAGTAACGCTTTTAATGGGGCAGGGATATCCTGGCAATACGCTTCGGCTGCGTCGTGCATCAGGGCTTCAAAGGCAAATTCCGGTGATACAAGCTGGCTGCACAGTACGGAATGCTGCGCCACGCTATAAAATTCAGGAAGATGTCCGGAGAAGCGGCAAATATTGGAAAGCGCCACGGCGATATCTTCTATATCAATGTCGTCAATAGTTGCGCTGAGATAATCAAATTGTTTACCTGAAAGTGTTTGAATAAAACTCATCGTTGGTTCTCCTTATAATTTATTTCGCGCTGCACCGCGTAAATTTTGGTTGTGCGAATCCCTCGCCGAGTGGCGATGATTAATGGAATTACGCTTCAATAAATCCCCGCGGCGCCGGGGATTTAATGCAGAGCAATTACGCTTTAAAGTTACCGATGAACGTTTCTACTGATTCACCGTCGAATTTGCTGATCAGCAGGTCGCGGAATTCATTGGCGATCGCTTCTTCCTGCGCTTCCAGTTGTACGATACGCAGAACAAAGCGAGGTTCATCACCGGTCAGCAGGCTATTGCGGAGGCTGAACGCACGTTCACCGAGACCCTCATACGGAACACATTTGAACTCAAAAGCCACCGGCATAACGTCTTTGCTGTTGGCCTCAATGCTTTGCATAAGGGATTTCTTACCGCTGAAATCGCCATCTTCATGATCCTGCTGGGTTGCCTGTTGGATCGTAATGCGGCGAACAGCCTGGGCGGCTTGTGAAATCTGCATTGTGTTACCGTCAGCATCGAACGCCAGGAGATAATCGCTCCAGTCTTCCAGCCATTCGGCGATCTGTTTTTGTTTCAGGCGTTCCCCGTTGATCTGGAGCAGAGCGCGAAATGGTGCAGTCTGTTTAAGCGTGACAGAAGCAACGTTGTCTGCATGACCGGGGTTATCCAGCGTACCAATATTGAAAACTGAGCGAGCTGTCATATGGTCTGCGTCGATAAAGCAGCGTGCTTTTTCAGTAGCGCTGGAATAGCCCTTTGAATAACGAACAAAGTCTTCAATGCTGGTGGTAGTCATGGCGCCGCGGAAGCGGAAACGCTCCAGTGCAAAGCGTTCGAGGCTTTCAACACCTGTTCCGGCAGGCAATAATGCTGTCGGGCAAGCCAGCCCCTGAATATCGTTAAGGTGATAGCCAGAAAGGACCAGGTCTTTTACCTGCTGAAAAGTGCCGCTGTCTAACTGAGACATAAAAATTCCTTATTAACTAATGATCGAAGTGGTGGCAGTGAATTGGTTAGCTGCGGTTCACTGAGCCGCTTTAAGCTTTCCGTCAGTAGTGCCTTTAATACTGAACAGTTGACCCTGATCTTCCTGCAGTATGGTGAGCTTTCCGCCCTTGTTAACCCACATTGGGGTTTCTGTTGTGTCCTCTTCTGACGCTTTACCGCGCGGCGTCGGAGTGCTGTACTGCAGCTTGTGTTTAATTTTGACGCGCTTCTCTTCGACTGAATTTCCCATGCGCTCAAAATCAAAGGTGAGGACTACCTTGCCTTTATTGCCGTTATTCAGAACGCCTAATCCGACAGTATTCAGCGCTGCCGCGATTTTGTTCATGAACACGCCGGCATCCAGTTCGCCCAGAAAGTCGGGCACTACGGTCATGCGGTCATCATTCATCGTTAACCCCTCAAGATGGCGGTTGCCACCGCCAGTTGGTTTCTCCACAAAACAGAAAAGAGCACCTGCTGTAACAGCTTTCCGGGTGGATTGGGTAATGAGCCCGTCGCGCGGAGATGCTCTTTTCTGTTGTGTAAAAAGGTCGGCGTCACGGCAGAACACTGTCGCCTTCCTCCTGTTGTTGGAAGAGCCGGACGCCGACAAGACTTCACACAGCAATAACGTTGTGGTGCCGGGTGCCTCCCGGTATCTGGCGAAGGTTGCACGCCAGACGGGTGCTTAACTACAGAGGATCGACTGTCAGCTTCAACCTTACCCGCGTGCGCTGAGCCGCATTCACCACAACGAAGAGAGCACTGCCGGTGTCCGAATTAAACGGACCTTTTCTCTGCCCAACCCTCCTGACTAAACAGGACTGTCTGGAATCGAACCAGCACTTATGTCTTGCTCGTCAATGCTCTCATCGTTGTGTGCCTGTCTTTTCACCACATCAGGCTCGGTGGTATGCTGGAGTTCTCACACAGCCAGCAAGGAAACCTAATGAACCAGTTTTATGTTCACGTTCGTCTATTTGAAGCCACAGCCGAACAGGCCAAAAAATTTGAAGAGTTAATGCTTAACTTCCATTACCGAAAAACAACAAAAGATGATGACGGAGACTGCAGGTTGATCCCGGGTGGCTATATTCTCAACAGCACAATGAATTGCAATAACATCGTTAACCAAACGTTATCTATTGCTAATAGCGTTGGCGTTAATGCAAATATCTTTGTTTGTAAATTTGAACAAAGTGCATTCTTACTTCCGTCTGCAGCCTTAGTTGGTAACGATTTCGTTTATCGCGATCCGACTCCTGAGCCTTTCAAGCTCGATTCTTAAAGCTTTAACCATCGTATCGTGATAAACACGGCTCACCCCATCTCCCTTGCATGGACGAGGGGGGATCGTGTTAGCCATGAAATTCATGAACTCGGTTCGATCAGGGTCTTGCGCCCCGCAAGTCTTTAATGCCTGTTTTGCTAACAAAATACGGGCCTCAGTTCCTGCATTTGGCTCTATCTGCTGCAAACGTTTAGCGTCTTCCAGCAACAATGCGATCACATGCTTCAAATCCTGCTCATTCATCTATTCTCTCCACTGAAATCATTTGCTAGCGAATCATCCGGTCATTCATATGCCACCGGCGGCTACTTCGTGGGCATCCTGCCTGTTCGCTGTTTCTGCTGGGTACATTATGTACCTTTGGGGTACATTGTCAAGTGTAAAAAAACCTGCCGAAGCAGGTTTAACCATTTTATATTATGGTCTGTTTTTATATCTTCTTGGTTTTCCAGAAAAAATCACTGTACCTATGATTGAGCAGTTGCCATTTATTTTGACATATGGCTCCGGCCAATTAGGGTTCAATGCCTTTAAGAACCGCTGACCGCCGTCTTCAATAAGTCTTTTAAAAGTAGTTTCACCTGTTTCATGCATTAGCGCGATGACGTCATCGCCATGAATAGCCGGAATTTCTGGATCTACAAAAATCATATCGCCGGGTCGATACTCATTAATCATCGAATCACCAATAACACGTAAAATATATGTCATTGGCCCACAGGGAACAGGGCAAGGGTATGTCTCTGTGCTGCTCAAATCTACCTCAGCGTAACCGACTTTGGTCCATACTCCTGCTTGCACCCAGGATATAACAGGTACCATAGTAATTTGTCTGCTAGTGTCTGAAACATCTGGATTTTTTGCAATGTTAGTTGTTTGATGTTCCTGATCTAGCCATCCTTGCGGCAAATCGAAGCATTTTTCAATATGCCGAGCCATAGCGTCACCAATATTTTTGGTGGCACCTTCCCCCATAAACCTACTGGTTTGGGTGGGTTCACGATCGATTATGTTGGCAAAAAAAGAATTCCCACCGACACCATCTCTCAATTTTCTGGCGTTTAAACGCCTTATCTCTTGGATAGTTTTCATTAAGAAATTAAACAACGTGTACCTTGTCGGTACAAGTACCTTGATGGTTCATGTTTTTCGTGTAATATGTACATCGGAGGTACATATCATGAAAGAGTATTGGGACTCTTTAACAAAAGAGCAACAGTGCAAATTGGCTGGCAATGTTGGCTCAACTACGGGCTATTTGCGTCTGGTTTTTAACGGATACAAAAAAGCGGGGTTTTCCTTAGCAAAAAAACTTGAGGAAGAAACCGCCGGAGAAATAACTAAATCAGATCTTCGCCCGGATATTTATTCAAAACAATAGCAAAGCCTCAATGAGTTAGTACCACAGCAGAAGGAGTAGATCCGTGGGACATGAACCTGAATGGAAAGTTGAAAAGCAGCCCCGCTGGCTGGTGGCCGCGATTAAAAAGACGATTTCCAGTCTGCATGGCGGTTATGAAGAAGCCGCAGAATGGCTGGATGTCACCAAAGATGCTCTGTTTAACCGCCTGCGTACTGGTGGTGATCAGATCTTCCCGATTGGATGGGCGCTGGTACTGCAACGTGCCGGAGGAACCTATCACCTGGCACATTCAGTAGCCAGGGCATCAGGTGGCATTTTTGTTCCGCTGGCAGATATGGAAGAAGTGGATAACGCAGATATTAATCAGCGCCTGCTGGAAGCGATTGAGCAGATCACCAGTTATTCCCAGCAAATCAGGGTAGCTATCGAAGATGGCGTTATTGAGCCACATGAAAAAGTCGTGATTGATGAGGAGTTGTATCAGGCGATCGCAAAGCTGCAACAGCATTCGACACTGGTATACAGAGTTTTTTGCGCGCCAGAGAAGGGTGACGCCCGCGAGTGTGCAGCTCCGGGCGCCGTGGCGTCAAATTTTATGGAGAAAACCAACGCATGAACAGTTTAACGGTAAATAACCGTTTGTCGCAACAACCGGGGATGTATGAGTACCGGCCGTTGCGTCATGAATGCAGATTACCAAATAGTCTGGTCGTGCGTAACCACAGGGAACACAGCCTGACCGTGGGGGATGAATCGTGCAGGAACTTAACCGCTGGTTTCGGGATGGAAGGGGACTTTATGTCCATGTCATTCGCTGGGAACCAGAAACTGAGCGCGTTATCTATCTGCGCAAGGGCTATCCGCATGAGTGTTTTAGCCCTTTGTGGAAATTCAGGCGTGATTTTGTTGAGTGTGAAGCGCCAGGAATACATTGATTCTGCAATTCCGGGACGTTACACTGTTCAGGCACCTCATAAAGCGGGTGCCGGGCGTGGAAACCCGGAATTCAATATAGAGCACAACCGCGCTCATGCGGTTTTTTCTTGTCATGAGCATTGTTACGCCCAAATTATGGTGGGGCGTGCAGGGCCAGTTTCGGCTGGGCCGGGTTCTATGTTGACCGGTATTTCCACCCCTGTACGTCTCACCACCTATAAGGTCGTGGAAAGCCTTGGTGGTGAGTTCATTGAATTCAACATAGAGGCTGCCACTATGGCTACTGTCCCAACCCTCGCTCAACCTGAAATTAGAATTATTAACGGCCAAGCCGTTACTTCCTCCCTGGCTGTTGCCGACTACTTCATCAAGCGTCACGCTGATGTTATCCGTAAAATAGAATCTCTCGAATGTTCCACTCTATTTCGTCAACGCAATTTTGCGTTTACATCGATTTCAATAAATCAGCCCAACGGCGGTACCCGCAAACTCCCATGCTATCAAATAACCCGCGACGGCTTTGCTTTCCTTGCTATGGGCTTTACGGGCAAACGCGCCGCCCAATTCAAAGAGGCATACATCAATGCCTTTAACCAGATGGAGAAACAGCTTTCAAAGCCGTCGGTGCTGAGCGATGCAGCACATAATGCCAGCGTTCTCTATTCCTACATTTCATCCATTCATCAGGTCTGGTTACAGCAGCTTTATCCCATGCTGGAAAAAGCGGAATCTCCGCTGGCTGTCAGCCTGCACGATCGCATCAATGACGCTGCGGCGCTTGCGAGCCTTATCAATATGACACTGAACCGTTCAGAGGTAAGGGGGCGCAAATGATCCGGAATATTTTTAAACGGTTCACCAGCCAACGTTTTCATTGCCCTCGTCCAGGACAGTGGTACAGCACACCAGAAGGGTACGTTCTGCGTATTAGCCTGGTCGATCGCGAATGTCAGAAGGTTGTCTGTGAGCCTCTTGGGCGTAATTACCGCGTCAACATGCCTCTTATTGCCTTTCGTTCCGGCAAAAACATGAAGCATCTCGGAGGTGCTGCATGAGCACTAAATTAACAGGCTATGTATGGGATGCCTGTGCAGCTTCGGGAATGAAATTATCCAGTGTGGCTATCATGGCTCGCCTGGCTGATTTCAGCAATGACGAAGGGGTCTGCTGGCCATCCATTGAGACAATTTCTCGTCAGCTTGGGGCCGGGGTAAGCACAGTCAGAACGGCGATAGCAAAACTGGAAGCTGACGGCTGGTTATCACGTAAAGCCAGACGTCAGGGAAACCGTAATGCCTCCAATGTTTATCAGCTAAATGTGGCAAAGCTGCAGGCGGCTGCATTTGCTCACCTGTCAGATCCTGACCCATCAGAATCTGACCCATCAGAATCTGATGCATCAAAATCTGACCCATCAGAATCTGATGCATCAAAATCTGACCCATCAAAATCTGACCCGTCGAAATCTGGCAAAAACGGCGGTTTTGACCCGTCAGAATCTGGCGGGGATCCGTCAGTAAAATCAAAACAAGATCCACAAGTAACTTCAAAACCCTCTTGTCCGGTTGCGGCGCAACCAGACCCTGAAGTCGTGATTACTGACCAGGCGATTTTGGTTTTGTCCCATTTGAACCAGATCAGCGGATCTAGGTATCAGAAATCAAAAACCTCCCTGGAAAACATCCGTGCCCGACTGCGTGAGGGGTACAGCGTTGCTGATCTGCAACTGGTTATCGACCTGAAGCATGAGCACTGGCACGAGAACGACGAGCAGTACCAGTACATGCGACCGGAAACGCTGTTTGGCCCGAAGAAATTCGAGAGCTATCTGCAAAGCGCCACCCGCTGGGATCAGAAGGGACGGCCTAAACGCGCTGACTGGGGGGCGAAAAAACACGATGTGATGGCTTTTGGTCCGGTTGATACAACGATTCCTGCGGGGTTCAGAGGATGATGTTAAACAAATATTGCCAGGCGCTGGTGGCACTACGTAGCCAACCAGCCCACGAATTGAAAGAAGTCGGCGATCAGTGGCGCACGCCGGACAACATTTACTGGGGCATAAATGCCATGTTTGGTCCGTTTGTTCTCAATCTTTTCTCGGACGCTGAAAACGCCAAATGTGATGACTATTACACAGCGGAAGATAACGCGCTGGCGCATGACTGGGCGGATCGTCTGGCTGAACTCAACGGGGCCGCTTTTGGTAATCCTCCTTACAGTCGCGCCAGCCAGCACGAAGGGCAATACATCACAGGTATGCGATACATCATGAAACATGCCAGTGCCATGCGTGATAAAGGCGGGCGTTACGTTTTCCTGATCAAAGCAGCAACCAGCGAAGTGTGGTGGCCAGAGGATGCTGACCATATCGCGTTTATTTGTGGCCGTATTGGTTTCGAACTGCCGGCATGGTTTATCCCGAAAGATGAAAAACAGGTGCCTACCGGCGCTTTCTTTGCGGGGGCGATCGCTGTATTCGATAAGTCCTGGAAAGGGCCAGCGATCAGCTATATCGGGCGTGATGAGCTTGAAGCAGGTGGCGAAGCGTTTCTGGCGCAGATCCGCCGCGAAGCGAAACGCCTGGTCGGGAAGATGGCGGCATGAAGCTGACCCTGCCATTTCCGCCGAGCGTAAACACTTACTGGCGTCATCCTAACAAAGGCCCATTTGCAGGAAAGAGTCTGATAAGTGTGTCGGGACGCAAATTCCGGAGCGCAACGTGTGCCGCCATCATTGAACAACTTCGCCGACTGCCGAAACCGACATCAACCCATGCAGCGGTAGAAATCATCCTGTATCCGCCAGATAAGCGGATCAGGGATTTGGACAACTACAACAAAGCGCTGTTCGACGCACTGACCCACGCAGGAGTCTGGGAGGACGACAGCCAGGTAAAGAGAATGCTGGTGGAGTGGGGACCAGTTTTCCCGAAGGGTAAGGTAGAAATCACGGTCACGAAATTTGAAACAGGGGCGGGTGCAGCCGCCTGAACATGGAGAAAGAAGCATGAATAATTTAATGGTCATCGATGGTATTGAAGTTCGCCGCGACGTTCAGGGACGCTATTGCCTGAATGATTTGCATCGTGCGGCTGGTGGTGAAGACAGACATAAACCTTCAAATTTTATGCGCATGGATTCCACTCGCGAACTTTGTGCAGAAATTGACCGTTGCTCAGATGTGAGCATCGGTTGTATTGAGATTATCCGGGGCGGTAACGGTCAGGGCACCTATGTTTCGCGTGAAGTGGTGTTTGCTTATGCAATGTGGATTAGCCCTGCATTTCACCTGAAGGTAATTCGCACGTTCGACGCGGTAGTTAACCAGTATCAGCACACCGCCAATCTGATAGCGACGGATAAGATTCAGGCGGGTGTTATTCTGCTTGAATCGGCGGCCAGAATGCTCAACCTCTCCAACTCGTCAAAGCTTGGGGCTTACCAGAAGTTACAGAAGGTCGCCGGCCTTCCCGATCTGATGCCGTCCTACGCGATTGATGCGCCTGCTGGCGCGCCGGAGGGTTCAAGCCGCCCGACGCTGGCACTGAGCGCGCTGTTAAAACAGCATGGTATCCGGATGACGGCTAATCAGGCGTATCAGCAGTTAGCAAAGCTGGGTGTTGTTGAACATCGTGAGCGTTACAGTCGCTCCGCGATTAACGGCATTAAAAAATTCTGGTCGCTGACGGCAAAAGGCTGCATGTTCGGCAAAAACATCACCAGCCCGGCAAACCCTCGCGAGACG